GCGCCTGCTCAAAAACAGGCTCCATCGCATCAGAATAAGCGTTATCAGGATCAGACCAGGACACCAGCGCATTGGTGTAACGGTTCTTTGTGGTGCTGCTGGAATAGGTAAAGCGCCCATCAATAACGTTCGCATGCGTGTATGTAAAATCAACATCTCTCGGCATGTCCGCCAGCGCCACAATCTGGTCGTCGCCCCAGTAGGTCATCCCACGGAAGATGGCAGCAAAATCACGCAGGACCGTATAAGCGTCGTTGCGTTCCTGAATGTACACGTTGCAGGTATAGCGTGGTTCGGTACCACTTCCACCTTTGCCGTCCGGTACCATCTGATCGCAATACTGTGCAACCTGGTAGAGCGTCCATTTATCTATGTTGGCCGTTGTAAGACGATCCCCAAGTCCGAAACGGTCGCTAACCACCAGGTCGTAGAAAATCCATGCAGGGTTATCGGTCCAGGCCCATTTAAATGTCCCAGCCCACGTACCGCTATAAGTGCGGGTTTCGGGGTCGTAAGTATCCGGTACGCGGATAACGCGGCCGCGGGGCTCGCAGGAGATCTGCGGGATAGAGCCGTTAAACTGGCTGGAATCGAATTCGATATAAAGCAGCGCTGTGTTTGGATAGCGTAATTTGGCGTCAATTACCTCGGTGAAGCTCTGCAGCATCATCGTGTCGCCGATCTTCGCGCTGTTGGCATCTGACGTAATCTTACGAAGTCGGATTGTCCAGGTGCTGCCAGCCTCAGGTAAATCAATACGGTGGCTGCGCTCGTAACCTGACGTCGTTTTGCCGGTCACGCTGGTATTGAGTACCGTCTGCCATGTGCCGCCGTCCGTCTGCAGGTCAATTGCGTAGTTGACCGAGTAACCGACCAGATCGCCGTCGTCCTCCTGCTTGAAAAGCGAAGGCCATTTCAGACGCAGGCGAACCGCTGAAAGTTGCGTATTGGTAAACGTGCGCGTCCACGCTGTAGCGCTCGATACCTCAGTTCCCGCGTTGATTTCGTTTTCGGTACCGGGGATCCCTTGAATGTATTTTTGTGCCTGAGTGCCTGGCCGAAACTCCCACGTTACACCACCGAAGTTCTGGGAACCGTCAGCATTCTCCAGAGCCGTTCCGTCGAGGTAGATATCTTTCGCCGTCAGCAGCCCTGCAAATTCCCCCTCTCCTAGTGCAACGAGGATTTTTGCCTTTGCAACAGATTGCAGATCATCAGGCTGTTCGGTAGGGGTTCGGGAACTTGAGCTGCCGCCCTTGCGGCCTTTTATAGCGATTGCAGTTGCCATATTGCGCCCATAAAAAAAGCCACCCGAAGGTAGCCTGAAAGAAGGTTTTTATTTATTGCTGATCTTCGACATAAATCCCGGCAGAAATAATCGCGCCGCCGATTCGCCGGCGGCCATAAAGAAGTGGTACCGGATTCCCCTGGGCTGTCGTGTTTGTTACTCCACCAAAGGCATAACTGGCTTGGTTATCCGCAGATTGCTTACTGGCGAGTCCGGTTGTCTGTGGAGATAGCATCTGGACTACGCCGCCAATCGCCATTGATGCCCCAATCCCCGCCACAGCGCCCCATCCACCAGCGAAAGCAGTACCACCAATCCCAATCGCGGCCCCTCCCGTGACGAACGCAGCAACAGCGACAAGGGCAACCCCGAGGATTGTCTGAAACACCCCGGCTCGCTTACTGCCGATGATCACCGGCGCGATGCGGATTTCCTCTGTGCTCCTGTCCATACTGAGCTCATCGTTTAAGAGGTTTCGTTTCCCGCTGAATACCGCATAAGTTAAACCTCGTTGCTTACTGGTATTCAGGAAACGTTCAAAACCCGGCACGATAACGCTTAGGGCGCGGATGGCCTCCTTTGGTGAGGCTACTGATAAACGATATTCACGCCCGAAGGTGGCGCCTAGCACGCCGTACAATCGAATTATGCGGACCGGCTCAACATTGAGTAATGCAGCCATTTTTCCCCCATAAAAACTGTCACAGGCGGTTCTCAGAAACAGTCTTTAAAGCGCAGTATTTTCATTGTGCGCTCACGCCAGTAACCGCCATAAGGTACGCGCTGGCTCAGATGCCCATAAAGGTGATGCAGTAGCATGTTGCCTTCCAGCAGAATCCCCGCATGATTCCACTTATCAGCCTGAACCTGCATGATCACCAAATCGCCAGGTTTTGGCGGCCCGTCGAATTCACGGAATCCGCACTCATACCAGCAATCCTGATAGAAGTTGTCCGGGTAGTCGTTTTCCCACCAGGGATAATCGACCCGGTAATCGTGAAGCTCTATCCCGTGCGTTTGCCGGTAATAGCTCATCACCAGACCCCAGCAGTCGAAGTGACCAAGCACAAACGGGCGCTCCAGAAGCGGCAGTTCTCCACGCGGCTGGATGGTTCGTAAATCCCCCTCCGGCCAGCTCACGATATGCCAGGGTAAAAGGGTTGCATCGCATTGCGCTTTATCCAGCTCGCTCGGTTGCGTCGTGGCATCCGGGTGACTGTGAGCGATGGCGATCACCTTCCCCCAGTCTTCTGCAGCTGCATAGTCTTCGGGGCAAAGTACAAAATTGTCCTCCGGCGCAACGGCAAGATTCCGGCACGGGAAATAACGTTCAACACGGCTTTTCTGCGCCACCAAACCGCAACACTCGCGAGGGTATTCAGCAGCAGCATGCGACATAATGGCATCAATGGTTTTCTGACGCATATCAGCTCCTGATCAAAGACGTTCCCGGGAAACCACCAAACGAGAGTTCGTTATTTTCGCCGAAGCGGAGTTTGCACGCCGTCAGCGTGCCGTTGCATTCATCCAGCGACGGATCGCTTACCGGGGTGTTGTTTTTGTCGAAATAGCGGGTACCGGCATAGTCGCAGCCATCGCCGGTGCGATATTTATTCCGGATACACCAGGTACACAGAGAATGAAGTTGACGTGTAGGGATCATCTTTCCCTGTAACGACATCGGGCTATCGAGCACGAATTCGATACTCTCGCCCGGAATTTCGCTGGCTTTGCTATCAATGTAAAAAACTCGTTTTCTGACCTGTTGCGGATCAGCTGTTGCGTTACCTGCAGGGAAGTTCTTCGCATCGAGATAGTGCGAATAGGTGTCATGGATAGTGACTTTCGCCTGCAGCATATCGTCATAGGCAAGGCACAGCGCTGTAATCTTGCTTTCGATATCTGCAACCGTCAGCGTTGGCTGGGCGCTGTTGCCTTCTGTGGATGCTTCAAGCCCTTCAATTTGATACGGCCAGGCGGCATATTCTTCCCCCTGCCACCAGATGCTTTTCGCCTTCAGCTTTGATTCATCACCACCAGCGGCGGCGATTTCTTCTTCCGTGTGCGGGAGGTTGTACGCGTGAAATCGCAGTACATCATCCACGCCGAACGTAGAGCCATCAACTTCGATAAGCCGGACTTTATTGCCGGGCTCAAGGCTTTGATAGTCTGCTGTGATCATGGTGCGTACGCCTGTTTGAATGTTGCGGAAATGGTCAGAACATTGCTGGATAAGGGCTGTGACTTGATTGATTCGGCCTCAATCCGGTAGAGCCCAGTTTCGCCAACTGGCGATGTCCAGATAAATGACTTTGTGACGTGAGAACGAAAGAACTTCAGGGCCTGAAGCATGTCCGCTTTTTTCCCCGTCAGTGTGACAGGCCATGACTGCTTTTCAGGGTTAATGCCTTCCGCGGCGATCTGCTCATAGCCGTCGCCAAAGGTTGAAGAGCGCGTTTTAAGGCTGAATGACCCTTCCATTCCCGACTGTATCTGTGTTCGCCAGGTGAACGTTTCGATTGCCATGTTTTCTCCGGGCATAAAAAAACCCGCAGAAGCGGGTTTAAAAATAAAACTTAAAAGAGGTTAATAATTCCTCCGCCCCATTTCATCACGCATGAAATCGAGATTAGATTTAAGAGGACTAGCTTCATTCTTACACTTGTCCAAATTTTCAGCTATTAGGTTCAGCTCCTCAGTACTGTTTGAGTACTTCTCCAAATCCATCACACTCATGCTGGCATGAACAGCATCTGTACCGCAGTTAACAAGTTGCTTGTTGTATTTGAACATCGCCCATTCGACACCTGCTATCGTCACCGGCACGCCCAACACAAAACCAATTAACCAAATAGCAATTTTTGCTTTCACTGAACAACTCCATGAAAAGTGCTTGTAGAGTGTTTTATCGGCCAAGGACTAGAACAACCTAGCGGATTTACGCGGTTTTACGCGCATTGATTCATTGGATCGTCGTTTTGCCTTCTAACGTGATTTCGTTGCATTCCAGATCAAACCACCAGGTAGGAGCTGTTTAGCTATCCCGGCACGAACAGACTGATCGATGGTCTGCTTGTAAGCTCGAGAAACAGCATCGTCATTGCCGGAACTCTGTTGCTGAGAGTTCTGGTTCTGCACAACAACAGACGTTTGAACACTAACATTGCCAGCGCCAGCGGATTGCAATCCATACATGGGCGCGGTGCCAACATACCCGCCGTTTGCATACCCCTGAGCTCCACGCATAAGCGCATAAAGATTACCGACACCCAGCGCACTGGTAGCTTCCTTCGTAAAAACAAACTCACCACCGTGAACTACGCCTTTCGGTTGGTACTTACCACCATCACCGGTGTAGCCACCGCTATCGAATCTCGGCACCAGACCGCCACCAGAGAAACCAAAGAAGGCACCGATACCCGTTCCACCAAAGGCTGACTTCATTGCATTAACCAGGGCCAGTTGCGTCAGCATCTGGGCGATGCCCTTCAGGAAGGTAGTCAGGAAGTCTGAGAAGTTAGATTTACCGGTGGTGAAGAAATCAGTCAGGGTGCTGGCCATCCCGGTGAAAGCATTACTGGTAATCGTCTGAACCTGCGAGTAAACATCGGTCGCGCTGTCCTCAAATTCAACCCAGCCCTTTTTCGCACCGGTCAGCCAGTCGCCACGTAACCTGTCCTCTGCCTCATAGTAATCATTCGCCGCTTTAAGCTGTTTCTGGTATCCCTCATCATCAAGCGAACCTCCAGCATTCTTCCAGCCAGCGGCAAGCTGACTTTTCGCGAGTTCACGTTGTGCCTGACGGTCACTCATCCCGGAACCGTTCACTAATGCAGCCTGCTTCTCTGCAATCTGAGTGACGTATTTCTGCGAGGTATCCATTCGCTTGTTCAGCTGTTCCTGTGCGGTAATCTGATCACCTAACAGGGCTTTCTGCCGTGCCAACTGAAGCACCTGGTCTTTACTCGCCAGCAGGGATTTCTCCTGCTTTGTCAGTGAACGTGAACGCGAGGCCTCCTCCAGCACCTGAAATTTCGCTTCAGTCGTCCACAGATCTTTGCGCTGCTGGCTGATAGTGTCGTTCAGCCCTTTATGCTGCTGCAGCGCGCGTAACTGTGCCTGAAGCGCCAGTAGCTCGGCCTGGGCAGCATCCGTACTACGATCGCCAGCCGATAAAGTGCCCTGCTTTCCGGTTTTGGTCTTTTTACCAAAAGAAGCGACTCCTTCCCGATCCTTCATTGTGGTTGCGGTACTTATCTTTCTGGACGTATCGAGGTATTTACCTGCACTGATATCAGCCGCATCCCAGTCTTTTTTCAGCTGAGAAACGCTGTCGCCATAAGCGCCGGCCATTTGTTCGTTGTAGTCCTGCCATCCCTGCAAAGTATCTGTTTTCGCCCAGTCGGGAACGAGGTTAATCGCGGCAGCGATAGAGGAAGAAATGATCTGGTTCAGCTTCTGGAAAACGATCGCAACGCTGTAATAAATTGCGTTGAATTCCTTCAGAGTATTTGATGCCAGCTCAGCTACCCACTGACCGATACTCTGCATGGCCTCAGACGCCCAGCCCTTGATATCCAGCCACAGGCGGCCAAACGGCGTCAGCGAGTCGTAAGCCTGCTCTCCGCGTTTTGCCATCGTATCGCCAAACAGGTCCATAGCGTGCGTAACGGCCGCGGTCTGGTCCTTTTGCTTTATCAGATCGTCAACATGCTTAAGTTGTGAAACTGTCAGGAAATTATATTGTTCGTTAAGACTTTGCAGCGCTTTAACAGGGTCTTTTTCGATGTCCTTATAGGCTTTGGTGATGTCCTGCGCCGAGACTATACCGGTCTGAACCGCCAGCGCCGTGGAGCTCGCTGCTTTTTCAAGTTGCTGCTGTGTCAGCGATCCCATGCCAACCAGCTCAGTCATCAAACTCTGAACGGTTCCAACAGTAGCCCCAGTAGAGGCAGCAATAGACTGAGAGGAAGCCATAATCTGGAGCGCTGACGTGCCGGCAATATTGCCAGTCCTGATAATGGCCTTGTTGATTTCGTCGTAGGCGGTGAAGTAGTCCGATCCCGCTTTGGCCGCAATCAGTACAGCGCCAGCCAGGCCACCAATGGCCACTCGGGCAGGAGTCACCATCGACAACATCGCTTTCAGCGCATTGCCTACACCGCCAAACGAGTCACGGAGCTGACCGCCCTGCTGAATAGCAACCATATAAACCGGCATACCGGAAGCCAGTGAGGTCACAATGTCGGTAATTTGCATCGGGAGATAACGCATAGCATTGCGGTATTGCCCCGCGCTGATAGCCCCGGACTTCCACGCTTCCTCCTGCTCTTTCAGCTTTGCGATCATTGGTGCAGCACGATCGGATACGCCGAGTTGGGCAGCTTTTAGCTCTAACAGTTCTGCGCGCGTTTTTCCGATTGCTGTGACCTGCTCCTCCAGCGAATCGATAAAGGTTTTGCCCGCCGCTGCTGCACGCTGCGCGGCCTGAGCCTGTTCAATGCGAGCCCGCCCCTCTGCGGTTTCAGACTCCATTACCTGTGCCAGTTTTGCTCGCGTCGTCTCAAGCACGCTGTTGTAACGAGTAAAGTCCTCGTCTCCCACTAGCCCTTTACCGCGAAATTTCGCCAGGCTCTCCTGGATAGTGTCCAGTTCATCCAGCGCCTTGTTTACCGGGCTAATTTTATTCAGCAGGTTCTGCAGTTCCTGACGCTGCTGCTTCAGGCTTTCGCTATTCTTCTTCTGGTTATCGATGCCGGTGCGGAACGTTCTGTTCAGGTCATCCGCTTTACCTGCCGCGGCGGTCGCGGTCTCCTGAAAGCGATCCAGTGCCTGGTTACCACGCTCCAGCTCAGTGGTATTTACGCGCAGGGAAATCGTGGCGATGTCGTTACTCATTCCGCCCTCTCTTTATGCATAACTTTTAGTGCGGCGCTCTCCATGATTCGGATGTCCGAAAGCGCGGTTGCCTCGTCGTCGACGTGGTGCAGGCGCATCACCCAGGGCAGCACGTTGTAATCAAGCCCTGATGCGCCTCCCATGCCCGTTCGCCACTGCGTGCTGACAGCCTGAAACACCAGGAATGAAGGCCATACATCTGGCCAGACGTCGATGTATTGATCGTCGTAGTCATCCGGCGTAAGCCCATAGGGAGCCAGGTCTGCCGCTGTGGGTTCAGGCGTATAGAATGCAGAGGCAACCGCTGTCAGTTTTTTTCGCGCTGCCCCATCAGTTCGCGATAGTAGGTTTCAGGGATAGCCTTCATTGCAGCCGGATAGTTTTCCAGCAGCACCGACAGATTTTCCGCGTTGAATGCATCGGGGAGCGCCCAGCCAGAAATAATTTCCATCAGAAAATCAGTGGCGGTTTTGCCTTCCAGTTTTTCAAGATCAGCCAGCTCTTTAAGTGGCTTGTGATTGAACGTGAAGGTCAGTACGCCATCCTCATCGCCAGCGCGCGGGATCGAGACGTTGGCCTTGAAGGTTGGTTTGGGCTGAAGGGTGAATTTAGTCGCCATTGATACCTCTTACGAAAAAAAGCCTCCGCAAAGGGAGGCATAGAATATTGAAAGCTCTGACGGGTCAGGCGGCAGCGTCAGTCACCTTGTAAAACGTCATCGCCGGTGACTGCAGGTTCAGCACCACACTCACTGTCTCTACCTCGTTAACCGCAGTAGTCGGCGTATCGTCAAAAGATGCCGTGGCCGCCCAATAACGGTTCTCCTTCGCCTTCGGCACGTACATGTAAGCCGCCACGGTCTCTTCGTCTTCGTCCAGCTGGCGCAGCAATGGATATACCGGGAGCGTGGAGTCATGCGCGATCGAGTAGGTCTGCGAGACTGCGGATTTATAGGTGTTCAGGTTGCGCTGGCGATCATCGCTGAGGAACTGAATCTGCGTGGTGTTCTGATCACCACCGGATTTCGATACCTCTGTGATTTGTGGCAGTTCGGTCCATTCTTCAATTTTGCGAATAGAGCCGGAACCGCCGCCCGCCGCGTATTTGTTTTTGTTGGTGGTATTGATGTTGCGAAGAGTGACAGCATTCTCCGCAATCGCGTCGATTTTCGCGATAACGTTATCAATACCCGACCAGTTGCAGTTAACGTGAACGATATCGCCGACTGCAATATCGTCCGCGGCGCTGACGGTGATCACCGCGTGCTCAGCATTCGTCGCGCCGGTGAAAGTAATGGCCGGGCCATAGCCCGACGCCAGATAAACATGAGCGCCGTTAGGCAGTGCAAAGCCCATAATGGTTTCTCCTTCAGAAACAAGAAATCCGGCATTAAGCCGGTCAGTTGTGGGGCATCAGAGAGGGAATCAGTTGGTAATGTCTGCCCGATAATTCAGGCTGACAGGAACGGTGTAGGACACAGGTGTAGAAACGCCGCGGAATATGCCAGGCGCGCTGCTAATCAAACAGGTAAAGTCTTTGCCTGCAATTTCCTGCCCCTCGGGGAACAATTCCGCAACTCTGCCCGCCAGGGCAACGACCGAGGTACGGCCGGAGCCGGCTGGCGCCACGACATTAATCTGGTACACGCCAGAATAAATCCGGCAGCGCAAGCCGAGATCGATTGTTCGCGGCGTAACGGGCATATCGTGAACGGCCAGGTACATCTCGTTAGCAGGAGGTGTAAACGGCACGTTCTCCCATGCAACCGAAATGCCCTCGGCATCAGCCCAGGCACCCAGTCTGGCTGCCAGTGCAGATGCAATATCAGGAATCACTTAGTTACCTCCCTGACAGCTTCCTCAAAGAAGCGTTGAAACTCAGCTGCAGTTATGCGGACCATGCCGCCCGGAGCCTGTGTGGAATGCCCCATTTCAAGCGGGTAGGCATAGGGCACGTTGTTGCAGAAATAAATGGCCTTCATCCCGACTTTGAAGAGCGACAGCGTGTAGTTCCCGGCCGCTTTTGTCAGATCACCTGTCTTATCAACCCGGCCTGTCTCGTCAGTCGTTGGCGCATCAAAGGACACCTGCCAGTTACCGCGAAAGCGTCCGCCCGTATACCCCGGCGGTGCTTTGATATCCATCCCATCCACCACCCGGGCTTTTTTCTTCAGTCGCCCGGTTTTGGTCAGGTTATCGGGATTGGCCCGCTGCGCCTCGTTGTGGTCGTAAACAGCGCGATTATAGGAAACGGCTGTCTGGTTAACTTCCCACAACTCCGGGTTGCCCACTGGGGACATCAACACCAGCTGGTTAAGAATTTTGATTCCGACGGCGCGCACCACTGCTTCCTGATTCGTTTTCGCCTTATTAACGAAAGCCGCGATTTCAGCCAGGAAAGCCGCGTTCTCGCCCATGCTAAGCCCTCAGTTGCGCTTTGTAGCAGAGCACCACAGCGCCAGGTTTCACCGGGTTAGGTTTAACTACACGGTGGCTTACGCCGTCCACGTCGATCAGATCGCCGATTTTCATTTCCTGCTCTGCCGTAAAAACGATCTGCACGTCACCGTTAATGATGACCGTTCCATCAATTTCACCTGGCGCGTATTCGGTCTTCACGCCCACAGCAGTAAAACGGACCGCTTCAGTTTTATGCTCAACGCCGCCGATAACCGTTACCGAACCTTTACGGGTGACGTTGTACGTCGCGCCGTACTGCCTGAGCATGCGGGTCGTTCTGGCCAACATACGTTGGTAATCAATCGCCATATCAGGCCCTCTCTACAAATGCATTGATGGCGTAACCACGACCACCAGCGAGGTCGCCCAGCAGCGCCATAACGGCAGGATAGGACGGTGTGAAGACTTCACCATCTGCGACCGCATAGGTCATGGTTACAGCACCTTCCACACGTTCAGTTTTCACAGCGGCTTCACGAACGCTTGAAAGCAGATCGCCCTCAATCGCCTCGATAGCCAGCATGCATTGTGCGGTAATAAGCTGCCGCGGCACCTGGTCAGGCGGGAAATCGTGTCCATCCAGAATGACGTTCACACGTGGCCAGGCCAACGGCTGTCGAGGGTCGGCTTTGGAACCTACCCAATCAAGCCCTTCCAGATAGTCCATCGCCTTAGTCAATAACGGCGCGAGCTTTTCAGGCAACTCAATCGCTCTCAGTTCGGCAAACGATCTCAGATCGTCTTCGCTGGCGTAACTGTTAACGTCAGCGGCGGTGATATCGGTATTAATCATCTGAGCATCCGTAGAATGGGGCTTACGCCCCATCGGTTAGCCAGCGGCGGGCGCGGTGAAGGTGATTTCCTCACTGGATTTAGCAATACCATCAACAGTACCGGTGACCGTAAAGGTTCCGGCCGTATCAGAGGTGAGTTTGACCGTCGCCCCGCCTGCAGAACCGGTCTGAGAACTGGCCGTGCTCAGCGTGCCGCCTGTGGATGTCCATGCGACGGTTTTACCGGATACACCGGAGCCATTCAGTGTGTACTTCAGAGAAACAGTTACCGCATCGATGCTGTCAGCGGTTGCGGAGGTTTTATCCGCTGACAGCGTTACTCCCCCGCCGCGGATCCCAGCTTAATCAGCACGCCAGCCGTAGATTTGTTGCTGGTGAAGTGCTTCTTCCAGTTACCTGCAGTGCCGATTTTGGTCAGGTCTGGGTTATCGCCTTTGGAGGTATCCCAGCTGTAACCCAGCAGGTCGACATTCACCACGCCTTCAGCGCGATAGCCAACCGCAAGGTTTTCCTGATCGTTGATATCGTAGGAACGGAAGCCCGGCGCCTGAGATTCGGTGACGGTAACCGCTCCGGCCACCAGCCCAAGGATCGCATCAGCGTCCATAGTGTCGGTAACCAGTACAGGTTTACCCAGCGTGCCCGGCTGCCCGCCGTAAACCACAACGCCTGCTTCTTCGTAGATTTTGTTGGCAATCGCCTCATCCACGATGTCGAAGTAAGTGGCGGAGTGCATAACGAAGAGCACCACACGGTTGAACTTATCGCCGTATTTACGCAGGCCGCGCGTCAGGGTCTTCTTACCGTCTGTTTCGATATCGGCGGTGACTACCATATCCGCGTTGGCGCCAATAGCTGCCGTCAGCGCCTTCAGGCCGTATTTCACGTAGCCTTCTAGCGTCGCGTCAGCCACATCAGTGCCGATTACTTCGGAAAACTCGTCAACCGAGCGGCCGCGGCGTTTGAACGCTTCTTCAGTAGTTTCGTATGGACCGTATTTCCACGGCGCTTTGACGGATACTGCTTCACCGGCGCCAATCTTCTTACCCGTCACCTTTTCGGTGGAGTTAACATCACGCGATTCAATAGAGCCGCCCACCTTGTAGAACGCACGCTTGCGGAAATCGCCTTCAATCAGCTCGTTATCCAGCAGGATCGCGCCGTTGGAGGACGCGTTGAAAATAGCCAGGTTGTCCTGGCGGCGCTCGAGGAAAGCGGTCTGTGCCAGGTCGTCATAAATGATCAGGTCACTATTAACAGTGGTAGACATGGGTTAATCCCTTATTTCGGAAGTTTGAGGAAGGCCTGCTGGCCATGCTTACGGATGTAGTCCGCTTTATCACTGGCGCTCATTTCTGAACGTTTCAGGATGCCACCGCCACCGGGCTTGTGTCCGCCCGCGCCAGTACCTTCAGCGCGAGGGAATAGGTGCGGGGCCGTCTCTTTGAGAGACTCCGCCCATTCGAGGGGGGTCAGCGGGGTTTTGCCATCTTTACCGAACAGAACATCGCCATTTGCATCAACTGCTACGGCCTCGCCTTCGTCGTTGAGCTGGAATGTGCCTTTGGCACGCAGGATCAGATCGTCTGATGCTTCCGGCAGCGCGCCTGTCTTCGCGGCTGCAGCTCGGATTGCATCACCCAGGACGCGGTCCCGGAATTTGTTGGAGAACGCTTCGGCTTTGTCCGCGCGTTCGTTTGCTGCTTTAATCTTTTTATCGACATCAGCACGCAGGCGCTCGGTGCGCTTATCGAGCACCTCATCAATTTTTCCGGCGGCGATAAGCTTCGCCTCTTCGTCGTCAGAAAAACGCTGCAAGATGCCGCGCACCGCGTCTGGATCGATACCTTCAAATCGGGACAGGTTTTCTTTCTGCTGTTTAATGGTGCCCAGCAGTTCGCTATTTTTCGTTTTGAGGCCAGTGACTTCGCTGGTCACGCGCTCATCAATCAGCTTCTGGATTTCAGGAGTGATTTCGATACCACCGCCACCGCCGCCCTCACCGCCGCTTTCAGGTGCGTAATATTTCAGAAGCATGTTTCGAATTAACATAATTTCCCCTCGGGATTTTGCCGGGCCTCGCCCATAAAAAAGCCCCGGCGGATGCCAGGGCGTGGAGTAAGATGTGATTGTTAGTTGTCTGCGCCTGAGAGCTGCTTCAGACGTTCCAGGCTGATCCATTCGCCTTTGTCTGTAAACATATCAGCCAGGTCTATTTCCCCCGCGCGGAACAGACGTCCACGCTCGGCACCCAGAACCTGATCCTGGCGTTGTGCCGACTGGCGTGCGAGCCATTCCAGATACGAGGTTTTCCCCGGTACCTGTCCATCCATGCTGGCACGAGTCCCCTCGTCCATCTCGTCGATATCGATGCCGAGTTCGCGCCACGACTTGAGGATCAGGGTTTCGGTAGAACGGCAGCAGAAATGAATCTTCCCGGGTCCCTGTAGGTAAGGCACCTTATGCCCGACCGGTTTGTTATCCAGGGTGTAGCGCAGCAGGTCACGAATAATGCAGTCGTGGCTGGTTTTATTGTCCAGCGTAGACAGCCACTGCTTACCTTTTACGATATCGCTGTTGGCACTGGTGAAGCTGTTGCGTGCTGTGGCAGCCAGATGATTCACGGCTGTTTTAGCGATGCTGGCGGCGTTTGCCCTGCTCATCTGCAGCGCGCCGTCGCGATAGTCTTTGTTGGCGTGGCCGCGAACACTGCGCGCGATTGTTTCTACCGTGTCGCCGGTAAGATACCCCCTGCGGACGGCGTTCACGATCCGCGCCAGCCTGTCCGATTCCAGATTCTCCGCCCACTCACTCAGCAGCCTCCCCTGAAAGGGCTGCGCCATCGCCGCGGCATACACCATATCGGCGGTGATGCCCTGCAGCGGATAGTGAGACAGGACCTGTGAAGGCAGAAGGGAATCGAACAGGCTCATCTGATAACTGGCCTCGCTCTTTGCCAGCGCCACCAGCTCATTCTCGAGCCCTGACTGCATGGTGGCTACGGCCTGATGGTTAAGCTCGCGCACGCTGCCCAGTAAACTCTGCAAACGGCTAACGGTGAAGCTCTCAGGAGGCAATCTGTCCAGCGCATCGAGCAGACGTGCCGACAGGTCAGCATCCGTCTCGTTAAGCAACTTCACCATCCGGTTTGCCACGCCCGTAGCGTAGCGGCTAATCCAGACGGAATGAGCAATAGCCTCATCCCGCAGGCTTTCGTTCACGGTTGCCATATTAGCCCCCGGTCAGCGTTGGTGCCTGATTGCGAAGCGTATCAATAACCTCGTCAGGACTGTCGGCCGGGTCAATGAGATCGAGCTTCTGTAATGCTCGAATCATATCGCTATCGCGCAGCGCACCGGACTGCCAGGCATTGACGATTGCCGTCACCATGCCTGACTCGGCAACTTTCGCGATGAATTCCTGGTTGATCGTGTAGCTCGTCGATTCACCCTTGATGCCGAGATATTTCGCACACCAGCCAAGCGCAAGCGTGTAGGCCTCAGAAACGTTTGAAACACAGATACCGAGCACCGATGTTGATGATGTTTGCTCACCGCTCGCCTGGGTTGCCGTCTTCGCCGTGGCGTTCTGCTCAATCAGCCGGGCACCCAGCTGCACCATGTAGTCGCGCTTGTTGTCCATGGCCTCCTTAGCCAGCATGTTGGGCTGCGCCTGGGCGTAACCAAACGAGCCTTCTTTGGGAAGCAAAAGCGGTGATCGGGAACCAATTTTCACGCCCTTCTTCTCGAGGTGATCGCGCCAGCCGGTATCGAGCCCAGTCATGTACGGCTGCACCTGGCCACAGAACCACACGCTGTCCTCATAATCAGCGCTGTTTCGGTAATGTCCGTGGTTTATCTCCACCAGCGCAGCCAGCGGTGAATCATCGATAGTGGGATCGTTATTCTGAGCACCGACAAAGGTGAACGGGATTTCGTCCCAGTAGTCCTTTCCTTTCGGCATAGGGTGGTACTCACTGTCAACGGCGTAAGTTCCGCTCGCGGCGCCACCAGCCCGGCGCCAAACGCGGCATATGAACCTCCCTTCTTCCAGCGCCAGCTCGCGGTACTGGATTTCATCCTTGTAAGCGTAACCATCCGGCTCTTCTACACATTCGCGCAGGACCACCAGCACCAGCTGATCGCGTCCGTTAATACGCTTCGTTCGCCAGTTAATGATGTTCTCTGCCGGATAGCGGAGGATGATTGCTTCGTCGGACTCTTCAGCGTAATCGACGTAAATGCCCTCTCGCGCAACCTCAAGCACGTTCTCAGCTACCAGCTGCGACTGCTGATAGATGCTGGTACCGGCCCCGTCAGCATTGTCTAACAGGTATTTGAGCTTTTCAGGACCGTTAAACGTGGGGTCCTTGCGATACGCCATGCCAAGCATGCCGATTTTGGTATTACCGGCTATGGCGTAGAACACCGCGCGGCTCAGATAGTCCTCATTACGTTTGCGGTTACGCGTGGATTTATCGGTCGGGTCGAGATAAGGAAGGTACTTATTACCCGCTGCCTTTACAGCCTCAGCTCCTTTGCAAAAGTCCCTGAATTTCCGCCAGGCAGCAGAAGCCGCCCGGTGTTCTGGTCGAACCCAAGTGATGTCGTCGTTTGCCATATCAGAAAGTGGTGTCCATGGTGATTGAGTATGCCGGTTTCACGATCGGGTAATCCTTCACGATGAAGTACCCACCAGCATCATTGGGGTGATCGTTATCAGCTGATTTGTCCGGTTCGCCATTAGCCGCCCAGATTTGCTGCTCAAGGCTCTCGGTGTAAACCGGGCAATTCTGGACGTTCACAAGGTAGCGGCGCTCGCCGTTAGCGTTGCAGAACATGGCGTTCATCGAGTTAATACGGTCTTTAACCGGCGGGTTTGCATCATCAACGATGACGCTGAATCCGGCATCGTTAAGCTGGGCAATATCGGTCTTGCTGGCGTTCTGGGATTTGCGGGAGTCGCCTGAGGCATCCGGGTAGATGTAAATCTCCCGGCTCTTCACATAACGCCCATCCTCATATCGCCAGAACTCTTCCTGGATGCGCTTAATCATCGCCGGGGTATCATAGACCTTCACCAGTTCACGAACCGCGCGCGGTAGGCCGTTACGCTTTACGTGAACAATCGCGGCCATTTTTCCCACGTTGAAGTCCATACCGATGAACAGCGGATCCCCATCCTGAATCTCGTCAGAACAGTTATTCAGCTTGCGGTTGAACGTGTGGTAAATGGTCCCGCTGTTGAGGTTGGTGAACTTGCCGCGAAGATAGGCCTGAATCAGTTCGTCGGGGTAAGAGCTCAGCAGCGACGGGATGTAATCAGGTGGTAGATTCTTCGCATTGTCGAACGTGCTGGCCTGTATCAGACCGTACAGGGCCGAGAGCTCTGGTTTTTCACGCACCGCCTTCACGAACTGCTGGTAGACGAATTTAAACCCTTCCGGCGTGGTCGTGACGTCAATACCGTTACGCAGCCCATCAACCTTATAACGCATACGGGCTATGATTTTTCGCCACGCCTGCTGCGCTTTGGCAGCCGCCATGACGTCCAGCTCATCCACCATCGCATTACCGATTTTGAAACCGACTATAGAGCCAGGTTTCTCCATCGAACGGCAAATTGTTGTCCCGCGGTACCGTCGCCCCTCGTAGAAGTGAACCTCTTTGTTCCCCTCATTGATTTTGACGCTCAACCCCCAGTCAAAGGCCACCTCTTCAATCGTCGGGTAGAAGATGTCGCGGATTTGTGGGTACGTGGGCGCGAAATAGCCCTGGTTAATCTTCGGGTGTTCCCACATCCCTTTGCAGATGCCGCCACAACCCACCCACGTTTTACCGGAACCGAACCCGGCAACGTAGGCTTTAAACTTGTGCTTCATCGCGAGGAAGCGCGCCTGAGGAATATTAAGTGTCGGGCTGATCCCCATCGTCTGCCCTCGCATCCACTACGTTGATATTGATCTGCACTGGCGTTGGTTCGTCGTCTTCACCATCACCCGCCAACTCCTTGCGGAGTTTTTCCACCTCCAGTTGCCGGCGTTCGATTTCAATCTGCTGCAGGCGCTGCGCGAACTCGCTATCAGCCAGGCCAAGACGCTTCATTACCGCTTCGAACATGCGCTCACGGCTGATAGCAGTGATTTCAACGCCATTCTTGCCGACCTTCACACCTGAATAAGCGAGCCGGGAAACCGCGGGGAGTTTGCGTGTATCGGGGAAGTAAGGCTGTCCTATGCCGTCACCGTTGCAGCGTGGGCATTGTGGGTTTGGCTCTTTGTTGTGGTCGTAACCGTAACCGCCAGTGTCTTCCGGCAGTCGTGCACCGTCTCTGCCCTCGGCCTTTGCCGTCTCTTCTTCGAACTCAACTATATCGCGCCACTGGTAGTGGTGACCGAAGCCCCAGCAGTAACGACACGCGCCGCGGCGATATTGTGAAAGCTGGTTTGCATCGAAGGTAGCGAGCTGCCACATCTGCGCGAGGACTTCATCGGCACTTCCAAGCGTGCGCGCAATGGAGGCTTTCTGCTGCTGCGCAATGGACTGCGCAACTGAAGTTTTCTGAAGGAGCTGATAACCGATTTGTTCAGCTGACTTTTTGCTATAACCCGCCCGGATAGCTGCTTGTGTGGCGTTACCATCCTTCAGGTATTCTGCGACGAAAAGTCTTTGCTGTGCCGTTAATCCATCATCATCCACCAGCTCATTTGCGCTTTTATCTTTCTGCGCAGTGCGCATTTTTTTTTGCGCAGTTTGCGCAGAAGGTTTTTTGATGTATCGGCGTGCAGTAGCGTAATTCAGTCCCTGCGCTTCACACCATTCCTTCGGTGATACGCCGGTTGCGGCATGTTCGGACAGGAACCGTTGCTGAAGCTCGCCCCAGTCCGGTTTTGCCATTGCTTACTCCAAAAGAAAAGCCACCAGCGGTTGCAGGTGGCTCAATGCTACGAGTTGTATTCAGGTCTAAAGTGATTGCCGGTGCTTACTCTGCTCTAACTTCACGCCATTTTCGGTCGACACCTTTAATCCACTCGACCACTAGCGCGTCATTGTGAATGTCGTAAATTTCTACTTGATCACAATTAGCTGAATCTCTGGCATCAGAGGCGAAAATTTCTGCTTCTCTTAGGTCAGTTGCTGAACGATAGATGTCTCGCCACCCAGCAGCTCTCTCACATGAATCATATGCAAAAACTAAATAGCGCTTCATAGTCGTCCCGTCTAAACATCCTCTTGAATGCAAGGACATTATCACAGGCACTCAGTGAATGCCTGCTGTAATGCCTGCCACACTCTCGCAGTGGCTGCGCTCATGCCCTTGAGACCTTGTCGCTCATCGCCGCACATAACCGGTGCGCGTCTGGCGTTCGCGCTGCTTTACCGGCATACCCTTTTCCTCGATTAACCCTGACCAGCGGTATGTCGCAGTTCGGACCTGCGTCTGGCTCTCTCATGGAGACTCGGGGCAGCATCATGACTGCTGCATTGCCTTTCGGCTGCGGTCTTACCGCTTTGCTACTTCAAATCGGCTTTCTCCTTCTGGCAGTTCGCCTGCCACGCTTTGTTATGCGCCAGGATGTCTTTCTTCGTCTGGCGGTCCAGTACATCCCAGTCGTGATCCGTACCGTAGATGGGTTTAACCCAATCGCAAGCCGTGTCCACTACCTCAACCTTTACGGGTCCAGTTGTCCCGCAGCTCGCGATCAACATCGTCACCAGGCATATGGTTAACAGTCTGCTGTACATTGCTGGCCTCTTTCGTTGTCTCAACCCGGCGTTCTGCTGCTGCGACCTTTGCCGCTGCGTTATCTTCAGTGCGCTGCTGATCTGCTTTTGCTTCCGCTTTGCTGGTGCCGCGGATATGGCCCAGTCCGAAAGCGCCAGCGATGGCGGCTATGACTGCTGCAGCAATACCAATTAAAGTTTCAAACCCCATAGTGACCTCACACCAGCACAGAGTTCGCCAGGTTAAACAGCGCGCGGCGTTTATCCAGCCCGTTACGTCCGCCATTGATAAGCAGCGTGACGCGCTCCACGTCGCCCGAATGAAGCAAACAGCCGTGTGAGACATAGAACCATGCAGCTGAGCGAGCAGCAGATTCATCCTGTTCAAGCAGTTCAGGCTGGGTTACAAGGTCCAGCTTCAGCGCGTGGCCACAGTTGCGGTAATTGCTGAGCCCGGTGATTTGCTTCAGTCCGCGACCGCGATATTTCCAGCCATCACCAGCAACCTGGTTGCCCAAGTTCTTTTTGCCCCACTCACCGCCGTAAACCAGATTGGCTATCGCTTTCTGATTTGCCGGTTGAGTTGCCGTTCTGCCAAGCGCGGCGGCCTGCTGGGGAGTAATGCGGTGTCTGCCGAATGTAGGCACTAAGTTTTCAGCCGCGTAATTAAGGTTTTCCACCAGCCGGGTAAATCCCGTGGATTCATGCCCCATCTGTGCGATGAACATGGCCTGATCGAGCGGCGCCGTGATGCCGAATTCCTTCATTGCAGCATCGATATGCTGAAACCAGCGCAAAGCGAACCCGGCGCTAATGCCAGCCGCCTTTTGAAATAGTGTTTGGTTCATTAGTTCCTCAGAAGATCAACCAGACGTGCCAGATTTCCCCGGACCTTCATAACAGCTGCGCATATCAGGAAGTTTGCCACCACCACCAGCCAACTGGAGTCACGATAGAGGCCGAAGATGAATTGCCACGGAATTACGGCGTAAACCAGGATGGTTATATACGCCAGGATTGAGATAAAAGGACGGTGCCGGGCACCATGGCGCTGGTAGAACATCAGAACGACGACGATCACCGAGCAGATAAACGCGTTAAAGACAGCTGACGGGTCAATTACCATTTCCCCCTCCTCCGCGTAACCGTGAGAAAAAACCGAACAGGGCGTTCAGGTCCTGGTTATTAAGAAAAGTTAGGATTTTTATACACAGTGCAGACAGAATCACTGCACCGAGTGCATCCAGCGGTTTTTCATAACTCGAGGCAGCATTTAGCCATGAACCAACAAACCCGGCGCCAAGTACTCCAACAATGAATGAAGTTAGGAAATATGCAGCCAGGCGAGCGCGCGTAAGGTTTGCAGCTGTAGCGACGTAAAACACCGCACCACCAAACGCTCCAAACACCACGCCGAAATCTGTATGAGTAAAGACACCATACAGGACTGAACCCAACAGGCCACCGCCGAGAACTGCACCAGTGCCGGTTAATGGATCGGACATTACGCCCCCTCTGTTATTGCTGTGAATCCTCTCAGAAAAATTGAGGGGAGATAAAAAAAGCCCGCTCTTTTAAAGCGGGCTAATATGTGACTATTAGTAAGTAAGGTAGGTAGTCGTGAGTTAAGCTAACTGGCCAGAGTGATGCAGTATCGGGCTGATTCACAATGGTTTTGGAGAACCATCAGGTAGTTATCTTCGACCCACTTTTTAAGCGTAGCAGCAGATTGAAAAATCATAAAAAAAGCCTGCTTTTTTACGGCAGGCTCTCAAGGAAATTGAAACTGTTTTGTTGTTTTCATGATGCCGGGTGCCTCCCGGTGTCCTTACCCCAGTCAGCAAGGACGCGTGCATACCTGCAGATAGAAGTTGACTGGAACGCACCTTATATTAACAGATAATTCATCGCATCAACTCTATTCCGAGAATTCAAGAACAAAGCCTGTTAATTATTTTAACATAAACACTCATAGACGAACGGCGCTTAAAAAAACCACTTTTTGCATCTTTGTTTCCACCTTATAAAAATTTATCTTGGAAGGTGATCTTTAGGACCTTCCCATTCAAAAGAATTGAAAACTTCTTGAATTACTAATTGCAATTTATGTAATGATTCAGCCGATATGTCAACTTCACCATAGTGTCCATCTGCCATGGTGCATCCAAATTTGGTACCGAATAAGTTATTAAGCATCAGTGCACCTTGAGGAGCATTAATAAACCCATTATCTAATGGTTTTAATTCTAATGGTTTAGGTACTCGGCCTGCGCCAAGTCCACGAACTCTATCTTCAAGATGCTGGGCAGAATTTCTTACAGCTCGTAAATCAGGAAAATCTTTTCCAATTTGGGCATGTAAATCTCGAATTTTCTGGGGAGAACCAGGTTCTTCGGATAAAACTTTCAGAAACTTGTCGATAGTATCCATCGCATACAGAAAAGATTTAGCATGCAAAAAGATAAACTGATGCTGGTGATTCAAAGGAATACTACCGCGTCCCCACTTTTCTCTTTTTAATCGAACTTCAGCTTCAAACCTTACAACATCTTGATTTTCATAAGGTTGATAACCAAACTCCTCACGTACCTGTTGCTCTAAGATTTGTCGTCTCTGGAAATCACTTGTCCACTGTTCGTGTGATAAAGCATCGCGATGCGATTTAGAGTTTCTTTCATGCTCAAAAAAATTTAATGAAATATTTGCGTCATAGAAAGCAGTTTCCAAATGCCTTAGCAGGCTCTCAAATTTCCAAGCAAATTCTCTATCTTCAGACTTAATACGGCTGCCCGGTTTTACCAATTCAAAAATGTACATTTGCTCAACCCTCAATAAGTTAATCAAGCAATTGTATTACATATCGATGGAACTCATCTATTTTTGAGTTCACAAAAAAAACCGCGCAGAGGCGTGTTTGATATGGTGTAGGCGTAATATCCCATAATGGGAAGTATGCGGGACACTTTTATGCAAAGTCAACATTTACGTGCAAAAAAGTGTCGCCATTTGTTCCGATCACATTAACAAGCTGTTGCCTTCTCGAATGCTTTAGCCGCATGACGCTCACCTTGGCGCAGCGTGTCCACCAGCATTTCAAAGAAGGGTTTCCAGTTGCGTGACCATGAGGACTGATGGAGGTCAGGGAGACGCTTCAGAATGGCACGGTGTACCGTCGCCGAGGAGATAGCAGAGAAACCATTACCAGAGCAACGTTCACACGTTTTGAAAACCGGTGCGCCACGCTCTTTAGTCGCTTTGCGGTCCAACACTTCGCCTTTACCGCCACACCTGCACCGGGCAAGGATCACTTTCTTTCCTCCGCATGTTCCGCAAACCCTTTTCACCAACTCATTTTTAATCTTCGGCGCCACCACTTCTGCACCGTCGGCGTCGAAAATACCAGGATGTTTAACCACATCCTCATTCCCGGAGATAAACCCGGTACCACTGCAGCTGTGACACGTCACGCTGGTAGCCGCAGAACGGGAGTAATCAGCAAAGGCAAATTGTGCCAACATCTGCATACACCATCCGAACTGCCCACCAGCTGCTTTGCGAACATTCTTTGGTGCAGCGTCCATCGCATATCGCGCCAGCGCCTGAACTGCCAGTTGTTCATCCGTTTTGCTGATTCCAGCCTTTCCGAAGAAGGCAGCCAGGCCGAATCGCGCACGACTGCTGGTGGTACCAATGGCCACCATTACATCGGTGCCGTTGAGGCGATCCGGAGAAGTACTTTTTACACTATCGCTGAAGTGCATTCCCTGAGGGCTGAAGTGTTTTAATGATGATTCTAGTTTCATGTGCCCCTCTGCTTCGATTCAATTCGGATGTAATTACGGAAGATGCGGTAATCTACCAGCACCGATCCCCGGTAGCGGTAAATGCGAAGGCGCTGCCAGCGCGCGCGGAGTATCTCAAGCGTTTCTGGCTTCATCTGGCCTCCTCGATAATGATTTGCCCGGTTTCTCCCCATATTTTGGTAACCCGTCCGTCCCAGACATGGCTATCCTCGTCAAACACTGCATCCAGCAAAGCTTTTTCCAGGTTGTCTTTGTCAGGCTTTTGTTGATGAGGCTGGCCGACATGCTGAGCTCGCTTTTTCTTGCTCCAGCTCTTTGGCATGGGGATAACGAACGTGACGTGATAACCGGACTCGGGCAGACGGATGCCCAGCAACCGGACCTGCTCTTTGTATGCCCAGTACGCTGCTGTCGCCGGCCGTTTGTGCCAGCGGTCCCGCTGAGTCATTCGAGGTTTGCCAATTGGTGTAATTTCGTAGATTTTCATGATGGCGCCACCAGCCCACGGCGGACGACTTCGATCACTGTAAGCACTATTGCGCGGTCCATTAGCTGTCGGCGTTCATCACGGGTAAGATCTTTGCCGTTATCAATGCTGTTATGGCAACAAACGCAGAGTGCAGCTGTCGCGCAGTCGTCCGTTTTCAACCCCATACCTTTCCCTTCGTTTCTGTGGGCAACTTGAGTTCCCCACGCCCCACACAGAACACACCGTTCAATCTGCCCTACGGCGGCAAGCCATTTTTTGCTGCGATAAATAGCCATACTCACCCCCAAACCTTTTGTCGGAATGTTCGGGGTGTGCGTTCCTGTCGGCGCATCTCTGGTAGCCTGACGCTGACGGTCCAGGTGAGATAATCGGAGTTCAGGCTGCGCTCTACCATTACGCCGCGGCGCTGGTATTCCGCCATGAGCTCTTCGGCCTGCTGGGTTGTGCAATCGGTATGATGGAACCAGCTATGCTTCATCCCCATCACCCCGCGAAGCTCATAAGCTGAGCAGCGGCGTTCTCCGCCTCGCGCTGGTCCCTGAACGCTTTTGACAATATCCAACGCCAGAGGACATCGAGCGCAGCTTTATAGAGCTGCTGGAACTCGGCCTCGTCCATGTTGGCGAATGAGATGCTGCGAGGATGCTTTTTAAGTGTTCCGTCAGGTAGCTGAATGGCATCAAAGTGCCCTGCCTCGACGATCACCCAGGAGCGGTAAGCATCAAAGGATTTGCACAGGCTAATGCCATTCGTGACGCGCCGGTAAGCAACCTGTTCCAGATACTGCTCAGCAGCATCGATCAGCGCCCCTTCATTCCCACCATAAGAAGCGAGGAACTTGGCGTAGCCGGTGATCAGCTTCCGCTCGTTACTCGAGATAGCCCCGCCGGTTGGTTCCCAGTATTCAAAGCCAAGATTGAGAAGCGCGAAAAAGCGCCGGTGGAATGCCAGATTCCGTACCCGCCTGAACTCGGCGACAAGAACATCGCCGAGCCGGGTTTTGGATTGCAGGATATCGCTGGTCTCGGGCGTAGCCGGGATCAGTATTCCTGAATGGTGTTTGATAAGTTGTAATTCTAGCGCCATGGTTCTCTCCGTGGCGCATCAGGTATAGGGTGTTCAGGCCTATGAAAGAATAATATCAGACGGTGGTGTAA